TAAGCTGTTGAGTTAGTACCATTACCAGCATCAGCAATAGATGATATATTAAAACTATCAAATATTGAATGAGTACCGATTTGATCAATACCAATCCATGCTTTACACGCATGTTGTTTTGTCAGTGTAACTGCACCACCTGATGATGTTTCTACAGTGGTTGCTCGTAATGTACTCATTTATAAATCTCGTTAACAGTTACAAAAATGTTTTGGTTTGTTTTTACATGAGTCACTTCAAAAATAGGTATGCCGAAAACGTTTCCGATAGGTAAACAATCTTCTGCAACGCGGATCTGGTCTTTCGCCCAAACCATTTCATCGCAAGTTTTGGTGATAAGTTTATTTTCTTTTACTCTGTAAATTCCAGGAGAGATAGAACCATTATCAAGCATGAACCAATCATTAGATTCTAGCATTATATCGATTTGATCGATACCAAGTTTCTTATTGATTTTTTCTAACTGATCATCTGTTAACTGATAATGTTCTTTAATGAGATACAGAGCAGATGCAAAAGAACCGAGCTTAGAACCACCACCAGGAATATTCGCAACAAGTCTTTTAATGTTGGCACATAACCGAATGAATGGCGTGTAGGCATCCTTCTTTTCAGAGGTGTCGAGTTTAACGTTTTTATCTCGTTTGCCTTTTTCATCAATGATGCCAAGCTTAAAAGCATCCCAATCCTTCCAGTCTAGAACTAGCATACGAATGAAACGGAATGTGTAAGCAAGGTCAGCAGCTCTTTTAACTAGTCCCATTTATAGTTTCCTCAAAAATTCTACAACCGTTTTATCCATATTGATGTTCACATATTGATCATTCCTTATGTAACTCATATACAGTAAAATTGGTTTTATTACAGGCCAATGATTCTCATCTAATCTATGATTCAATAATTTTAATGCCGCATCAATACCAAAAACATTAAATACAATTATTATATGATTCAATAGCAATCGGTGAGGAAATACCTTCGTCTGTAGATATCTATTCACCAATCGCTTTATATACTTGAACCTCTTGAAGTCTTCATAAAATTCTTCAATATCCGAAAAGGTCGGATTATAATAATGCTTTGCAGCATATAAAAACATTTCATCTTCAGACATTTTTTCTTTCATAACAAAGTATATATTTGTTTATGAATACTGCTCATTGAGTTCGAGGATTTCTTCCATCTCTTCAATCAAATCACTTTTACTTTTACGTCTGTCGAGTTCTACACCATGCTGTCGACCCAATGCTTCGAGTTCTAACTTAGTCATTTCGTAGATTGATTTATCATTAGCAGGTGCTTCATTCAGTTGTTCCATGTGAACCTCATCTTCAATGTCTTCCGCATACACATCGCCTTCTTCTTCATCAGCGACATCTTCTACTACAGGTGGTGGAGTAGTATCCACTATCTCTGGTTCCACGACAGGAACTTTACCATAGAATGCATCAATATCTTCGGAAGATATTTTCATTGCTTTTAATAATTCATTTGTTCTTGCATCTCGCCAACCTTGTGGAGTTGGAACTGCACCTTTACACCATGATGGGGGTTGAATCGCCATAACTATTCCTTTTCTTCTTCAGTTTTCTCTGCATACATAGAGGCATATGCTGCTTTCAATCCAGACATTTTATCATATGATTCTGCTTTCATTGCGGCAGGATCTTTCATTGGTGTTCCTGCTGGTTTAATATTCGTATCACCCTGAGCATTATCACCTTTGCGTTTCGCAGCAACTTTGACGTTAGAAGTCATCTTCGCCGCATCTTTTTTCATACGATCTGGTTCGTCAATCGCAGGATTTGCTACAGCATCATCCGCTGGTGCCATCATATCTTCAGCACCTTTACCTTTACGATTGTCTTTCATTTTTTCTGCTTTGTCTTGATTTGGTGAATGATTTTCTTTTTCAACCAAAACAGACTTTAGAGCAGTGCGAATACGAGATTCTTTCTGAGTCGTTTCTTTTTCCATTTTTGGATTCATTTCAACGTCACCTTCTTTTCCGCCACCTTTGGCGTCTTTTTTGATATTCTTAGAGATTGCTTTTCTTTTCTTATGTAAAAACTTATCAGATGAATCTACATCACCGTCATTATCAATATCTTTGTCTTTACGATCAGCAAACTTTTTCTTAACAGCATCTTTGTTTACTGGATCCAAAGCTTCTGTTTGAGTTTCCTCTTTTTGAGTATCTTCTTGCGTCACACTGATAACACCTTTGAGACCTTTCGCGCGAAGTTTGTTAAAAGCATCTTCATGCGACGTCGCTTGTATTGTACCATTGAATTTTGGATGTTTTACTTTATAAGTTTTCATCGGATTCTTCAATGGGTGTTTTGATGAGTCTGCCGCTTCTTGGACCGTTTCTTGTGTGGCCCAACCACTAAATGGATTTTTTCCGAACATTTTTTTCTCCTATATTATTTGAGCCACATACGCTCCAACCGCTGCGATCAGAGCAGCATATACTAACTTATTTATAAGACATACTGTACGATGGTTTTCATCAACCTTCTTTTCAATAGCATCTAACTTTGCAGAGAGTTTATTAACTCTCTCATGGTTATTCTCTTGGTTTCTTTGCATTGCTGCTAGTTTCTCCTCAGCACGAGCAAGCGAAATCATTGCATCAGTCAACTGATCGAGTTTTTCCTCGATACGTTCTAGTCTTTGATTAGTTGTATCAGCCATGTGGACCTAATACCTTATCTAAATTATCTACAAATCTTATAATATTATAATCTGCATCATGTTCTACTGTCAAATTTTTACATGATACTCGTACGGATCCACCATATTCTTTTGACCTACCACCACGCAGTGTTCGCTCGATAGTTCTCTTTGCACTAAGGCATTCACTCATACTTTCGCGTATAGTGTATTCCTTAAGACTTGACGGTTCACCGAAAAACATTAATAATACAAAAAACGTTCCTGTTGCCATGTTAGTGTCCTGAATGATCCTGATTTGCTGATGGCGGTCTCATATTACTATTAGTGTGTATTAGATCCATAATGTCATTACGAATCTTTTCATGCGTTGCTTCTAAGTTTTCAATACGTTTTAACATAAAATCAATTTGCAACTTTTGTTGTTGGTCAAATGGTGCTTCGCCACTTTCAATCTCTGTTGTCAATTTTTCAAGTTCTGCTGCTAAATGTTCGATCATCATAAACTGTTCTGAGTCAGCAGGCAAACTACCCATCTCACCACGTGGCCACTTGATACGAAACTCTGTATTATGTTCGAGATCTGACTTCATCATAGTCTGTTGAGTTTCTAAATTGTTTATTCGCTCGATAATACCAAAGTATGCCCACGTTGCTATTGATGCCGCAGCGATCAAACTTATCATATTACGAAGAGGCAATGCTACCTCTGTGTTTTCATTTACTTTCGTCGCCATTAATTATCAACCTTTGCACCTGCTCTCCATTGGTAACATGACCAGTATCTCGCTTTATATTTTGGGCCAGGATTATCACAATTATGCCTTGCTCTAAAATTTTTACGACGTCCCGGATCATCACGTTTGATTTCCATATTAGGATCACCGAAACCAAGTTTTATCACATTACCTTTATCATTTTTTACATACACATAAAATTTCTTTTTACCGTCATTCGATCTGGTAGGATTATTCAACTGAACTTTCCTACCTTTATATTCCGCTTCAGTAATTTCAAGATCTTCATATAAATCATCGCATTCACATATATCATCGATATATTGATCATTGAATAATTTGAACTTATCCATTACTTTTCCCCGCATAAGTTTTCCAATTAGTTTTTCCCACCTTTGGCATACTTTTTCCTGTATACCATAAGTTGCCATAGACTTGTGTTCTTTGTAATTTTGTGTGATCATAGTCTAATTTCACTGCATGTAAAGTATTATAATCAGGAGCAAACAACGTGATAGAATTATTTTTAGAATGTTCAAATGAAGTGGTTGCCCAATCCCATGGCACCCAGCAAGTGTCTTTTCCTG